ACTGACTTATGCAAAGCTTCAGCCAATTGAAAAATATTATAATAATCGATGTCTTGTATTAACTTTTTTTTTGATCTTCGATTGTCGTAGTAACGCCAATTTTATTAACTAGGTCAACAACTACATTTGGATCTGCTTCGGTCATTAGCTTTTTTTTATCCTCTAATTTAAAAGCTTTTGTGCCATCTTCATTTAAGCATTTCATAACAATTAAATCGACCATAGCCTCTACTTGATTCGTTTTTGTTTTATCAAGTAAACGTCTTTGTTCATCAAGAGTCATTGGCTTAATTAAAAATTTAGCGTTCCACTCTTTTACTTCAATGATTCGATTTTCTTGCTCTTTAAAATGATTTGTGGCGTTGTCAATTACTGACATATATTATTATATTGTACTTTGTGTTACTCCACCTGAAGCAGTAAAACTAAACGATCTTTCAACAACCTCATTGATAGTTTGTGAAATCGCTACATTGTTTACAATAGCTGTTAAAGTAAACTTAGGATTTCCCGCAGTATCACCATCGGGTCTTAGATCTAAAGTAACTTCAGCTCCAACCGATAATGCTTGTTGTCCATCTGTATCTGTCACGTCTAAATGACAAGTGATGTCACCTGAAGCTTCCGATAAACCTGGTTTAAAAGATTTAAAACTATTTCCCATTTGAGTTGTTTCGATTGCGTCATTTGATTGAGTTAAACTAAAAGATTTAACTTCAGCCACTTGACCTGAACCCACAAAAATAGTTCCGTTATTTCCTGATATAGTTGCCATGTGTACCTTCCTATAATTATTAGTTAATTGGTCAAGCCTTAAATTTGTGTTTCCACGTCAGCTTGCGTAGTACGATAAATTACGTTAAAAACCAGCCGTACAACACCAATTGGTAACGATCCCTCATTTGCTAAGGTAATTTCAGTATTTGTAATATTATGTGATTGACACGTATTACTTAAAGATGTGTCACTTCCTAGAGCTTCTTCAACCTCAGTTGCGATGGTATCTAAGGTATTTTCTATATTGCTATTTGCACTTGCAAACCCTTCAACCACCAGCTCCAGGCTTCTTATTGTTGATTTGACACTATCTAATTCAACAGCCTCAGATAAAGTAAAAACATTTAAACAAGGTAATTTACTTTCCTCATTTGGATAAACTCTACTATTAAAAACCCTAGATCCAGTTGTTGATAATCCAGTTAAACTTGTAATAACAGCGTCCCTGATTGTTTTACGTTGATGTGCCATTTTAATTTGTTTCTAAAAATATTTCAGCTATTCCCGTTCCGTCCCTTAGTATTTCTGCAATTGTATAATTAGTTGAATTTACAACAACAGAATCACCATGCGCCAGGCTAGATATATCTGAAGTTTTTACCATTATTCTTGGGCGATGACTTGTAATACCAGCTTCACCTAATCCTAGTGTTTCATCGGGTCTATCAAAAATTACTTTAATAACACTTGAAGATCCACCTGAAGGCGTGATTGTTGCGTTCTCAGAAAATTCATTATTATTAAAATAAATATCTCTTATGCTATCTGTTTCAACCGCCATAATTATACAACCTCAGGTTATTCCGGGATTTCATTATTTCTTCTTTTGTGAACACATACATTGTTTAATACAAAATATTTTACAAATGATGTTTTTAAAAAATTTTTTTATCATAATAAATCTCTTATTAATAAGTTTAACTTTTTGTTTTTTTTATTTTGTAAGATCTTAACTAATTCTTTACTAAATAAATCAACATATTTTTCTTCACGTTTTAGTGATAACTTTAATTTTCCATTATACACAATCACATGAAAGATTTCGTGTAGTAAAGTAATTAATATATTTTCATGGTCAATATCTTTGTTAATCAAGATCTCTTGACTTTCAAAATCTACTTCCCCGTCTATTTGTTTTTTATCTGCTAATTTTTTATCTATTGGAATAAGCTTATACTTTTTACCTTTGATTAGTATGTGAGCTGGATATTCCATTTCTTTTTATAAATTTAATAAATGAGTTTCTTAAACCTATTGCTCTATTAGTTAATTTTTTTGTTTTACCTAAATCTTTTTTTTTATTTTTTTTCATTATGAGAACCTGGCGGTTTTTTAGACCGCCAGGCTAATTGTTATTATTACGCTGTTTCGTCTATGTCTAAGATCGCACAGAAAGATTCTGCGTGTCTAACAGCTACGTCCATACCAGTAAAGAAGTTTAGTCTAACCGTTCCAGCACTTGAACCAGTATAAGGATCGACTAATACATCTAATCCTGAATAGTAACCAACTAAAAGATCTGCAAAGTTACCAAATATTCCAGCGTGAGCCGTACTTGATAAACTTCCTTTTGTTAGATCTTTAGGTAACTGACTTGATTGAAAGACTCTGTAACCATTTAATTGATCTGCATTGTCCATAATCATAACGGAGTCAGTTGAAGATACTTTTGGTGTTTTTCTCATTTGATAAACTACTTCAGGCGTGAAAGCGTATGCTAAGCTTCCAGCTAAAGCGTTATCCTGAGCGACTTCTTTAATCATGTCGATTGTTGCGTCATAAGTAATCGCTCCACCATTAGTACCGATGGCTACGTCACCAATACCACTTGTTTGAGTAATACCAGTAGGCTCGTTTGAAGCTCCACCTTCAAAAGCAACTTCATCGATTTTTAAACCGATTTGTTGTGTCATATCGTTTCTTACGATTGTTTCAATTGAAGGATCTGCATTGTTTATCAATACTCTTGATAAATCAACGAAACCGCCAAGAGTTCTTTCTGTCATTGTTACTTGATCGAAAGCTTGGTTCGTTTCACTTACAGCCGAATTTTCAGCTACAAACCCAACCGTTCCCTTAGTTGTTAGTCTTGGGATTTTAATATCACCTTTAAGACCTCTAAAGATAGTTGCGCCCGCTTGTTGTACTACTGATTGTCCTCTTAACGCGTCTATAAAAAGATCCCCTCTATGTACGTCAGGTGTTACGTGTCCACCCGCACTTGCCGTACCTTGTGTAAGATCTCTTTTGAAAACATCGCCAGGAACATAAAAGCCTCTTGCAGTTCTACCCGATTGTTTCTCAATTTCTTTTGAAACTTCTCTTTCGAATCCCGCACTAGACCAATCATTTGATAAAGACGCTCTTATGCTTTTTGCAATAGAGTATCTTTTTTGCTCTTTATTAGATAATCCAATTGAAGTTGGATCATTTTCTAAAGGCTTGTCTGTGCCAATTTTGTCTAGCATTAACCCTTTGAATTCAGCAACGGAAACTCCGCTTTTGATAGCTTCATTACCGAAATCTCTTTTGTTATGCTTTGTTGCGATAGCTTCGATTTCTCTAATTCTACCTAACTCAGCTTTTCTGATTTCGTCAGGATTAACTTCAACTTTTTTGGCAACATCTTTTGCTTTGTCCATGTTGTCCTCTTTTATTGTTATACGTGAAGTTAAATTACGTCCAATACCCACGTTCACGTCTGCGGGTACAGACACCATTGAAATTTCTAAAGGCTGAATCTTAACTTTGAAAAAATCCTTTCCATCGGATTTTTCTTCGTCTTGATCTTCGACTTTATCCATTTCTTTAATCAAGTAGCCAACAGAAATATTCTTTCTTATGCCGTCCTTGACATCATTAAAGACTTCAGTTGCAAGCTGAGATTTTCCGAATCTTGCGATAGCTCGTCCTTTACCATCGACAACCTTAGTACCTTCAATAATTCCTATTTGTGATTTAGCGTCATGGTCTAATAACAATGGCGCATTTCCACTATTTATAAATGATGTATCTGCTTTATCTACGTCAATCGACTCCATACCAAAATCTCTTTCAACTGGTTCAGCCGACATATAAGAAAACTCAATTGTTCTTTTTTCCTCGTCAATATTTTTCTTAGCAATATTTAAAGACCGATATAATTTTTTACTATCCAATTGATAATACTTTTGAGCGATTTCTTTTTGAGAGTTATTATCTTCATCTTCATCTTCGTCATCTTCGTTTTCAGAATCCGAATATTCATCTGAAGCTTTTTTTTCATCGTCATCGTGATATGATTTTTCTTCATCTTCTTTATGACCCGCTTTAGTTTTTTCATCTTCTTCGTGACCAGCTTTTTCTTCTTCCTGATCCATTTCCATTTTTTCTTCGTCTGTATCTTTTTCTTTTTCTTCTTTATCTTTTTCTCGTTCTTCCATATCATCTTGCTTTTTAGCAAATTTGATAGTTACTGACTCCTCGTCCTCTTTAATTTCTTGTATGTGTCTATTTATTTTATTCATAATTCCTTTTTCCTCAGTAGATCTAAACGGGTGACCTTCAGGTAACAAGTCTAAATCATGTTTACCACCTTGAAATCTGCCAGTTCTTAATGCAAATAAAAACGAATTTAACCTGGCGTACGCCCATTGTTCAGGTGACGATACGTTTGGTCTTACTGAGCTTGGGTTCGTTTTATAAGCTCCGATCCCACGTAAAAATACTTTCTCAGCTTTCGCAAAAGTAACTCTTGGATTCCAAGACTTCTTTGAATCCTTAACTTGTTCGTTATGTTGGTCAACCTTGTTTCTTAGACCTTTTTCAACGCTTGCTGAAACTTGTCTATCTTTTTCATCTTCTTTATCTTCGTCTTTACGACCTTCTAATTTTTTTGTTAATTCTAAAATAACGTCCTTCATACCTTGAACGCCTAACTTTGGATTAACAACTAACCACTTAATTTGTGCAACAATACCACCAACATTAGATAAATTAGGCTCTTTGTTACCACTTGCAAATTGATTTCCGTCCTCAATATGACGGCTTGCCCACGCTTCACGTTCTTTTATTTTTTTTAATATTGTTTCTGAATCATTATCATTTTCAATATGATCTCTTAATAATCTAAAAGATCTGTTGCCCTCGATATTACCACCAGCTCCCCATATCTTAGGTGTATTATCCTTCATCGCTATTGCAAAATCTAAGGGAAATCTTGGATAATTAGAATTTCTTAATGATATTTTTTCATCATCACCAGCTTTAGGAAAATTAGTCTGTCTTATCTTCATCTTCATTTCTTGTTGTTATGTTATCCTGACTCATAGCACCATAAGGTTCGTATAAAGCCTGGATCTCAAAATTCTGTCTTAAATTTTTCTCAGATTGTAATTGTGCGTAAAGATCTTCAGCGTCCCTTCCGTAATTAGCCTGGACATCTTGTACACTTATTAATCCATTTTTTAATAATAAAACATTTGCGTTTGCTTCTCTTTGTGGATCTATCCAATTAAAACCACGTCCAATAAATCTAACACTTGTAAATTTATCAAATTTAGTCATTGGTAAATTTAAGTTATTATTTGTAATAGCCATTTCTAACCATCTTAAATAAACGGGTTCTAATAAATGCTCCGATAAAAATTTTTGCATAAATTTATAATAATCTCTTGCTTCTAAAACAGATTGTCTAAGGGACGAATAGCTCACTCCTTCTAAATCGTTCGCTAATTCGTTGTATGGTACATTTAATCCACTCGCTATTTGTCTTAAAATACTTTTAACAAAACTTTCAAATTGTGATGTCGGGTGGTCAGGATCAAAAGCTTTAAAGTCAACTCCATTTGGTAAACTTACAAAAGATCCAGCTTCTACGTTCATGTGTTTATCATTACCTACTGAAGCCTCACCATCACCAGTAAAGCCTTCGCCATCGGGCGATGTAAAAAATCCCATCTTACTAGCACTTGTCCTGGACGCGATTAATTCAGCTTCTAAATATCCGTTTAATTGTTTTATTTGAGTTATGATACTTGCTAAAAATGGTACACCTCTTGTTTGATAAGATCTGTCTTGTTTATAAATATGAATAATATTATCGGCTGGTACTCTTTTTGCTGGTGATCCAGTAACATAAGATAAAGAATATTCATAAGGATTTCTTTCAAATAAATAATATGCAACGGGTTTTCTGTTACGATCCATTTCAACGCCCATTTTAACTTCATTACCATTTGGCAAAATCTCATTTTTTTCATCATCAATAAAATCTACATCAATTACATTTAAAGAAAATTTATAATCGTTTTTTGCATTTGGAATAAGTTGAATTAATACTTCACCATCTATACATAAATTTTCTAAAACTAAATGTTGTAAATCTAAAAAAGATAATCTTTGATCGATTGAACAATTTTGTTTCTTTGACCAATCACGCCAGTTTCTTTCTATTTGTGCATTTGCAACAAAGTCAGGCGTTCTATCACTATCTCTAACCTGAGCTTGTAAACGTATTCCCATAGATCCTAAAATATTTGTTTTCATAATATTTAAGTATCTTTTTACATAAGCATTGTTACGCGCTAAATCTCTACATCTATTTCTTAATGTTCTTAAAGAATATCTTAATTCTGAGTCAGCACTTTGACTACTTGCAACAAAGTCATTTCTTAAACGATCAAACAATGCGCCTTCGTATCTTCGCTTTTGTATTTTTTTTCTTTTGAATATATTATCGTACCACGCCATTTTATTTAAAATTTACCAATATGTTTGAACCTGATCCTTGTCCTGATTTGTTTCTTTGTATTCTTATTTCTCTTAGATATTCTGCTTTATAGTAATCTCTAAATTGTATTAATTCAGCAACAGACATCTTAGTTAAAGATCTATTGTTAATAGAATAGTTTGATACATCTGCGTCTGCTTTACCTGATAACAAACTTTCTATTTTATCTAATAAAATTTTTGCGTGAGATCTAAGCTCAGTTGTCGATGTAGTTTCTAAATTTTCTAATATTTGTAGTTTACCTTCATCAATTGTAACTCGATTTGATGAGCTGTCAGTTACAAAAACAATATAAGTATATAATCCTGGTGTAATATTTTGTGT